CGCATAGCGGGGAGGGGGTGCCCATACCTCTCCCATCTCGCACCAGTATTCTCCCAATATAATATCCCGCCCCAACATTCTCCCAAACAATATGCCCACATACAAAAATACGCCAGCGTACAAGCTAGCGTATAAGTTGGCGTACAAGCAACCGGGGGTAGGGGTTGCGTTTATAGCTTACAAGTAAGCAGAACGACCTCCAATTCTAAATAGAAAATCATTGCGCCAAACAAAGCCAAACCAACCATCAAAAGAAAGATACTGTGTATCTGATGGATTCGTTATTGCGTTAGCCCAGTGAAACGGACCAACAGCGCCACCAGCGTCAGAAACAATAAAATTCATAATGAACTCAAAGTGAGGGCATGGGACAGTTTGATTCTAGCACATAAATCAAGGCTTACAAGTAAGCATCCAGGCTTCCCCGCCTTCCTGCCACCGAGGATTCCAGTTTTTCCGGCTGTACGCAAGCCTGTATCCGTTTCGATTACCTGTGTAACCACCACTGACTAACAGCGCTTCACCGTTCGGATCATTGTGAATCCAATGCGTAGCTGTGTAACCCACAATTACCGACCAGTGACCACCACCAATCGGAGCCGACACTGGCCCTTCGTGCAGCCATGCCACAGCGGCTGGATTGCCGGCGTCAATCTCGGCTTCAATGTCTGCCAGCTTGCCATTTTTCGTAAAATAAGGGCGTAAACCTAGTGACTGCAATGCCCTGAGCTGTGCCGTTACGTCCGTTGTGTCACCAAATTGCCGACGAATCCGGTTGTAGGCGTCGTCGTTGGCAATCTTGCCATGAAACATGGCCAGCATGGCGCAGCTAGAGCTGAAGCACTCCCGGTAGCCACGGCCACTGGCGTTATCGTTTTGAGACTGCCACTTGACATCGAGAGGATTGGGAAACCTGGCAGCCGGTGGCCTAGGTGGGGTTGCGGTCATGGTCAGTTTCCAGCGTCAGCGGCCAGTCTACCAAGCTCCATCATCGCCAGGCTTCCACGACCTTGCCAGCCAGCAATAATAATTCGACGGCGCCTTTCTTCCTCGGCGATCTTGCGAGAAACTTCAGTCAGTGTTTGACAATCAGCAAACTCGTCAACAATGCGCAGTTCAAGTTCCATGGTCAGTTTCCAGCGTCAGTAGCCAATCTATCACGTTCACGCCAAACAAGATCGTCTAGTTCGTCCATCCACTCTTCGGGAATAGCTTGATCAGTAGCATTGCGTATGATCATTGCCTGAAGAATGTCAGCAGTGCGCAGCCTATCAACTTCGCGCCGAGGTTTAAGATCAACCGAAGGCTTTACGTGCCCTGTGGCAGCAGGGTGAAACGTCTCAGGGCCATCCTCTCTCCCCCATGGGCAAGATATAGTAGCACCACCATCTTCCCTGCTCCACGGACGGCGCCACAGAGTAATAGAACCGCCCTGAGTAACACGCTCAAGCGCTCTTGCGTGCATCTCCTCGAATATCAAAGCAGACTTACCACACTGCCAGCCAGACACGATGATTCGACGGCGGCTTGCGTCACTAAGCGGTTTGCCAATAAAAGCCTGATAATCAAGCATGGTCAGCCCTTTGCTAATTGCCCATCAATCATAGCACAATCATCGCAGCGTCAGTGTCTTGCGAGCGACAAGGTGCGTCACCCCTGCCGGATCAACGACAACAACGCCAGCCGTTGCAGAAGATGGTAACAGTTTGTAGGAATATGGCAGCTTCCAGCCAATCTCGCCGTTGTGCCGGACCATCGTAAACTCGCGGGGGCGTTCCATGGCTCAATCATAGCTCATCCCTTGCCGGCAAGCAACGTGATAGAATGACGCTGCAACAATCAACGCATCATGGGCACTCTCGCTGACTGGCAGATCCACGAACGCTGCATGGCTGGCATGGTCACTCCGTATGATCCTGCGCTGGTCAACCCGGCATCGCTTGACTTGCGCTTGGGCAGCAACATTATGATCGAATCAGCGGAAAGCCCAGAGATGGTGCTAGTTTCAATCGCTAAATACACAAAGAAAAATCCTTATCTTATAGTGCCAGGACAGTTTTTCCTGGCTGAAACTGAAGAGTTTTTTAACATTCCCAACGACTTGGAAGGCCAATTTATCCTTAAATCTTCCCGCGCAAGGAGTGGACTGGAGCACCTTTTTGCCGGATTTGGCGATCCCGGCTGGCATGGCTCGCGCTTAACGCTTGAGCTTCTAAACGTTCGCCAGCTTTGGCCGATAGGCATTTATCCAGGGCTCAAAATCGGGCAGATGAAGTTTTCTACGATGGATTCCGAACCTAGGCTCTCTTACGCCGTCACCGGCAGGTATAATAACGATGCAACCGTCACCGCATCAAAGGGCTGAAGTTATGACAAGCATCGAAGAAACACTGGAACAACGCGGCAAGCGTTACGGCAAGTTTACGGATCACGCTCAAGTCACGCAAGACCTAAAGCGAGTCGTCGCCGCCCATTTACAAGGAGGCCGCCCGCACATGGCAGCAGATCAATGGGAGGCGCTGGATATGATTTTCCACAAAATAGGTCGCATTGTCTGCGGTGATCCTAATTACGCCGATAGCTGGCACGATATTGCCGGTTACGCCAAGTTGGTGGAAGATCGGCTTAATGCTGGCGGCGAAGAGACTCTTCGCATCGAGACTGCCAACGGATCAACAATCAGCTCAGCGCCGAGCATTGGCGAAATCCTGAGAAGTCTTGGCTTGTAACAATGGGCAAGCGAGTAGCTTTAGCTAAATGCGTAAGCCCAAGCTGCGGTTCCCTTGACGTAGCCATCGTAGAAACACGCATGACAGCGTGCGGCAGTCGCGCAAGACGGCGGCGCTGCGAGGGTTGTGGCCATCTCTGGTACACCGTGCAGCCGCCTGAAGAGCAAGTCGAAAGCTGGCGGCTGATCTGGACGAAAAAAGGGCCAGTCACACTGGAGCCACCGCCAGAATCGCCAGAAAAAGGCAAAATATAGAGAATTAGTAGACTCTGTGGGTAGTAATAGTACCCGATTCGCCTTTTGCAAGGTTAAATTTGCCCAGACATAAATAACCAAAGGCGTCGAAAGCATGATCAACGCCAAGTTTTTTGTTTGGCATTCTTGTGCCTTCGGCGTAACCAAGTGTGCGGAATGACTTTATCAGCTCCCGGCAACGTGGGTGAATCTTGGTATGCACTTCCCCGTCTGCTGTGCGCAATGCTGCGTTTACGGATCGAATCTTGTCAGCGGTGTTATAGGGCGCTTCAGGGGCAAAAACAGTAATTCCGGCCTTCCTAAGAATCTGATGATCGCTAACACCAACGCCAGACGTTTGCTTCCTTTTGCCGGTCGGGTCAGGGCAGGCAATAATGCGGCGGCGAGTATCTGCGTCTTCGCTTGCCCAGCATTCGCCACCATATAGATCAATTAGCACGTCTGCCATGTCCCATGTATTGGCGCCCTTTAGGTTCAGTTCATTAAAAATTCGCAATTCTACAGCTCTGCCGTTTACCTTAATAATGTTTGCGCAAATAGCAGTAAGCGGATCGTTGTTAAAGTCCATTCCAACATATAGCGGCAACCTTGGATCGTCTTCAATCGTTGAGTCGATATTATCCATCGAAAAACACGACACCACAAGACCCGTGTTTGACAGTATCTTCGCTTCATATTCTCGCTCGAACACTTCAGGCGCCAGCGTTCTTTTGGCTTCCGCAATTTCGGCTGCTGGAATGTTGCCACCTTGCAAGGATGTGTACTCATATAATGACCATTGCTTAGGATCAAGCCTTTCCAGGCCAGGATCAGCCATGTCAGCATTCTGTAAAAGCAGGACTGTTTCGTAGAACCAACCTGCGGTGCCTTCCGGCGATGGAGTGGTAGTAAAGAGCGCCCAACCGTTGCGGTCAGAAAGTGCAGGACGGATAACTGATCTCCATGTATATTCCGTCTGAAAAGCGCATTCGTCTAAGTTTACTCCGCTTAATGCAGGACCGCGCAAAGCATCTGGATCCTCAGAGCCCTTAAGGTAGATGCAAGATCCGTTAATCAAATCTATTCTAAGGTTTGATTCGTTTTTCTTTCTTATCCAACGTTCGGGAATAATACTCTTGTAAGTATCCCAAGCGATCTCTTTTGCCATCCGATACGTTGGCGCAACATAATAGTAATTGCCCTTGCGCTCACTAGCGCCGCGCAGCATTTCGATTGCCCCTAGCACCGTCTTTCCGCCACGCCGGCCAGCTAAGACAACACGAAAACGGCGTCGATCATTAAAAATCATCCCCTGCATTGGCCGCAGAGAAAGCCGGTTTTTACCTACTACAATGTCGCCACTTGGGCGAAGTCCTGCGGGGGCAGTGGCTGTCGCCATGGAAACTCGATCTTATCCATCGACTGTAACCTGTGCATCCTGGCGCCGGCAGGCTAGGCTACTGGCAAACGCTTTGCCGCAATGAACCTAGCAACCAGAAAAATATCACTGCCAAACTACATAGACGTAGATAGTCCATTTTATATGGACGACATAAATAGGCGAATGCGGCAAAAGTGGGAAATAATGCAAGCCGTCACAAAGGGGACTGAGTATTTACACGCAAATGCGCATATCTACCTGCCGCGTGAACCAAGAGAGCAAGAAGATCCGAAGACCAAGATTGACCCATGGAAGACTCGCGTTAATCTTTCTGTTTTGGCGCCGTTCACAAAGCGCTTAATTCATAACGCAGCCGGCATGGTTATGCGTAAGATGATTAAACTAGAAGGCGGTGATCCATATTGGGAAGAGGAGTTTAGGAAAGATGTTGACGGTGACGGCACTTCATTGGATCTGTTCGCTCTAAAGCGGCTAGAAGTTGCGCTTACCTATGGCATGTCGTCAATAGTCGTTGACGCAGAAAGGCGCGAAGCGCAATCTGCTAACGATCAAATCAAACCATTGCGCCCATACTTCGTGCCGGTTGATCCATGGCAGTATTTAGGTAGCCGGCGAGAAAGTGACGATCCTGGCGCAAAGCTAACAACGTTTCGCTATCAGGAAGAGCGCAAAGTTGCTAAGGGCGCCTACGGGGAAGAGTACGTTTTTGTCGCTCGCGTTCTTGTCCCTGGCGCTTACGAAGTGTTTGAATCAAACAAAACAATAGGTGACATTGGCTTTACCCCTCTCGACTATATTCCGTTAGTGCATATCTATGCTGAGAAAGAAGGCTACTTATGCGCTACTCCCCCACTGTCTGACGTTGCGCATCTGAATATCGCCCACTACCGGCGCCTAGCGGACCTTCTGCATTCGTTGCACATTGCCGCTATTGGATTGCTGGTGCTAGAGGATTACGACAATAACGAGGCGATTACGGGGCAGAATTATGCCATCAGAATGAATGTCGGCCACAAAGCGTACTGGGTTCGGTGTGACGCTGGCTCTTTTGTAGCGCAAGCGGCTTTACTTGATCGCCTGGAGAATGAAATCTCGCATCTTGGCGTTACAAAGCTGCTAGGCCAAAAGCATGTAGCTGAAAGTGCCGACGCAAAGCGTATCGACCACCAGCAAGCTAACTGTGTACTATCAGTGGCTGCAACTGAAACGCAGGCCGCACTTAATGAAGCATTTAGAATGGCGGCAGAATACAGAAACATAGAACCGCCTAAAGTTGTTATCGACAAGGACTTTGACTTCTATCGCTTGCTAGGCCAAGATGTAAGCGTACTGGCCGACATAGAAGCAAGCGGCCAGATTACGACTGAGCTATTCCTTCGCATCCTGGCCCAAGGTGAATGGATACCTGAGGACGTGGATCTAGTTGAGCTAGGCAAAGCCGTTAAAGAGTTGAAAAAAGAGGCGGAACGTGTTATGCTTGAGCAGCAAAAAACGCAGAACGCCAATGGTGCCGCAGGATCAGGACGCTCGCTCCCGTCTTCTGGAGCTGGTCGAAAAACAGGCGCTGGCAGTGCGTGAAGAGTGTATTTTCAGCTTTGAGGAAACTCACCTGAATATATCACTGGCGCCTGATTCTGGCGCTGAAAGATTCGAGCGCATTACTCGCTTACGGAATGCCATGCAAAGGACTGAGGTTATCCTTGAGTCCGGCACGGTAGAGGCGATGACTTCACAGGAGGTTCAGAAAGAGATTGACGCTTGGAGAAGTGAAAGATCGGAAAGCGCCATGGCATCTATCTTGCGTGGCTGGAATCAAGCTAAAAGGGGTGAGTTTGTCGATCCGCCAGACCTTGACGAAGACGAAAGGCTTGCCGCTTTGATTCCCGACTAAGAAAGCCCCCGAACCGCTACACGCAGCAGTTCGGGGGCTTTCAGTTAGGCGCTGCGATCAGAAGCCGGACTCACGCTGACTGGCTTTGGTGGCCCGAATCAACTCACGATCAATCATCGGCTTTTTCAACACTTCAGTCTCGCATACGCCGTCCATGCCAACGGTCTTCCGAAGTACCAGGCCGCCCATGTTAATCGTTTCTGGGCCAGTCGGCTTGTTTTCATCTGCCGGTGGGTTCTCAGAAAGCGACTGAAGCCGCGCTATTTCGGCCTTGAGCTGTGCGATCTCGCCGGCAGAGTCAAGCGCGGTGGCCACGGGCGCAGCGGGAACAGTGGCAGGGGCATTGGGCTTAGCCGAGGCGGCAGGGGCTGGGGCGGTAGTTGCCATGGTGCAATGAATCGTCTACGCGCTACAGTATAGCGCATCCACCAATCAAGCCATGGAACTCACTGCCGAACAAATTGCAGAATTGCAACGCAAGGCCGCAGAAGCCGAAGACCTCAGGCAGCAACTGGCTGCTGTAAATGGCAACAAGGAGACAATTTTAACTGAAAAGAAAAAAGTAGCCGACGAACTTAAGGAGCTAAGAGACAAAGAAACAGAGCGCCAAAGAAAAGAGATGGAGCAAAAAGGCGAGTTTCAGGAGCTGCTAAAACAGGCAAACGAAAACATTGAAACCTTGCGAAAGCAAAACGAAGAAAAGGACAAGGCCATCGCGGAGGCAGACGCTAAGCGCGTCGAAGATCGTAAGCGTGCTGATTTTCTTGCTGTCTTTAATGCCGCTGAAGTGTTTAATCCTAAACATGCTTGGGCAAATCTGCATTCGCTCGTTCAAGACAGGGGCGGCAAAACTATTGCAGTCGTTGGAGGCGTAGAGGTTGGCCTTGCTGACTTTGCCGGCAAGCTAAGAAAAGACCCTGAGCACGCCTATCTGTTCAAGCCCCAAGGCGGTAGCGGCGGCATGGGCTCCAGGCCGGCTACAGGCGCTCCTGCCGTTTCTGGTGGCGGTATTATCACCAACCCATGGCTTCCTGGTGGAAACGTGACTGCACGCATCGCCATACAGCAGGAAGATCCTGATTTAGCTGCTAAGCTGAAGGCTGAAGCGAGCGCTGCTGCTCGCAGCCAAGGGTAAAGCTGTGCCGAACCCTGGGCAAAAGCATCGACGGCTGTGCGGTCATGCCGACTAAACAACCTCTGCTTTTCCTCCAGTGTTCCTTGGTAACTTGGGCGGTACTTTTGCCGGCGATGTAACAAGCCTTACGCGGCTTGCTACTTCTGGTGAATTTGCCGCCTATCTTCAAGAAGAGATTTTTAACAAGTCCATGATGGTTCGCTCTGGCATTTTGGCCAGAAGCAACCGGCTCCTCACCTCCACTACCGGCGTTCGGGTCGAGGCGCCGTTTTTCCGACCGATTGACCCGGTGGAAGAGAGGATGGATTCTGGCCGTGAGTGGGGCGATTCTGGCGAAGGCCATTTCACCTTCCAAGGCATCACCAGCGCTACTCAGTACGCCACTATCACCCACCGTGGCTTTGCCTACGCTGTTGACAAGCTCTCGAAGCTGGCCAGCGGCGAAGATCCTTTGCAGGTACTTGCGAGTCAGCTTGAGCCAGCGCTCAACAAGATCAAGACCCGCAAAATGATTGCGCAACTTGAGGGCTTGCTTGGCACTGGCGGCCCGCTTAATGCCACCAATAACGTAAATAAGTCTGTTACCACTGGCTCTACCATTGCCAACTGGTTGACAGCTGAAAACGTTATCGAAGCTCGCTACAAGTTGGGCGAACGGCAGTCTGAGATTACTACTCTGTTCTGTCACTCTCTTGTTCAAGCCTATCTTGAGCAAGTAGGCTTCTTGACCTATGATGCTGACCGCAGGGGCATTAACACGCGCTTGCTGATTGGTAGCGCTTTTAACGTTAAGGTCGTGGTTGATGACCAACTTCCGATCATTGGCACCAGCGGCCAACAGCGGCAGTTTGTTAGCTACCTTTGTGGCGATGGCGTCATGCTTGAGGGCGAACAAACTCCCCTTGAGATCGAGACGGTTCGCAATGCACCATCCAAGCAAGATGGCATTATTGTGGACTACCATCACAGCTTCCACGTTCCCGGTACTACCTGGAGTTCGGCTGGTGACAACCCAACCAACGCTCAACTCGCAACAGGCTCAAACTTTGGGCTTGCTTACAACGATGCGCGACTGATCCCGCTGGTCCGGTTGGTGACAAACAGCCCCTACGGTGGTACGATCTGATCGGTTGACTCCGAGTTGGACACACGGCCCCTGGGGAGTGCAAGTCCCTGGGGGCTTTTTCATGGCCCGATCTGGGCTATGATCTGGGCTGGCCTGTACCGTCTCCCGATGGCACTGTTTAACTTTTACGAATACCGCAAGCCTTTCACGGTCGCCACTCTGCCCGCGAATCCCAGGACAGGCACAACCGTTAGGGTCAGCAATCTCACTTCCCCCACCGTAGGCTCTGCTCCCGTGGCCGGTGGTAGCGCCAACGCGCTCTGCTGGTACAACGGCTCCGCCTGGCGCGTGTACGCGGTGTGAACGCTTCCTGGTGGCCCTGGCATCGCCTGGCCGATCCCTATTACTACTCCAGCGCCAATGGCGAGCGTGCCTGCAACTGCACGCCCCCGGCGCTGGTCACGGTGGAGCAGGCCGATACCTACATGGGGGCCACGCTCAAGGCGACTGCCTGGACCGCGCTCAACGCAACGCAAAAGGCGCAGGCTCTTAACTCTGCTCAAACTGCGCTGCGTACATTACGCTGGTGTACTGATGAAGTGACTTGTTGCGGTAACAGCCTAACAGCGGGCTATCTTGCTGCTGCCTCAGAGCTTGCGCTGGTACTTTTTAACAACAGTACCGCAGTTATCGGCGCTTCTAGTCAACTGCCGGCACCAGTAGTTAAACGAGAAAAGTTCGACGTATTCGAGCAGGAATACTTTGATCCTACCACCATGGCACAGGTGCTGCCGAAGGACAAGCGTGTTGGCAGTTATTCGCCCACCGTGTTACGGCTTTATCCATGGCTGCTGGACTTAATCGGCTGCTGGGTTGACCGGCAAAACGAAAGCTCTGTTCGCATTCTTCGAGGCTAAATGAACGCTCCGCAAGATGCCTGGGCAAGACCGTTATCAAAACGGATGATAGACAAGTACAGATCCCAGTCGCTTACCTATATTAAGATAGCTTCTGGTGCTTACAATGAAACCCTAGGAACTGTTGCTGTCACCGAGACAAGGTTTACCGCTGCCGGCGCTGTAACGCGCTCTAAAAAGTCAGAACGCAATGGTACGCAGCAAGGCAATGAAGTTAGCGTATGGGTTGACCATGACACGGTGCCTTGGCCTATCAGTTCCAATGACAGACTCGAATACTTGGGGCGCAAGTGGAAGGTAACAGAAGTCGAAAGCTATGGTAGTGGTATTGACGGCGTTATCGTCGGACCAATCTACCTGACGACGCTAGACGGCAAAATGATTACTACACTGGGCGGCAAAGCCATTGTCATACAAGGCTCTGAAGACGAAAGGCCAACCTTTGCTATGTACGCAAGCAAGATTATAGCGAGGGCAGAATAATGGCAAAACGGCGTAAGCCAATGAAGAAAGGCAAAGGTTTCGGCCTTGAGAAAATGTCTGACGAGATCAGGGATGCTGCATTTACGGCATTGCGTAATGCCGCCAAGGAAGTAGTAAACGATCTTGCTGCTATTAGCCCAGCTTGGGGCGGTGACTTTAGGGATAGCTGGTATGTTGAAACTGCCGATGGCAAAAGAGGCGCAAGGCCAGGCGGCAAAGATGGTAAGTACAATCTTTTTAACATCCCCTTGCTTAAGACCCAAGGCCGTAACGCAAAGGGCCAGTTTACATCTTCCCTGCCAGCAAGCGGAAGCAAAGTTGAGCTGCTTATCGGCAACTCTTCCCCCTACGCGCAAGAGGCAATGGATCTTATCCCTGGCAAGTTTAGACGGCAAGAAGAAGATCCAATTAAAGCGCCAGTTGCAATAGGCAGAAGGGTTGGCAAGTACCGGGGCGATGTTAAGAAAATGTCAACAGAAGAAATACTGGAGCGAGGCAAGCGACCGGCGATGTCAACAGCAGAAAAAGACTGGTACGACACTTACATGGGAGGCGGCAAATTTAAGGATGCCATTAAAAAAGGCGCCAAAGCTGGCTTCCTTATTCCTGCAAACAAAAGATGACAGTCCCTCTGCAGCAAATTCGTGGCATTTACGAACGCATTGTAATTGATGCCGCCAGTCCGGTGCGTGTTTATGTTGAGAATCAACTTGCTACTGAGTTTGCAGATGATGATGAATACTGTCTTGTTCGTGTCAACTTTGGGTTGATGCAAGAGCAAGCCATTGGCGCCCAGGCTTCGTGGCACATTCGAGGCTCCCTGGTGTGCGAAATCTTCACCCGCAAAAGCATCGGCCCTGGCCGGGGGCTGGTCATTGCCGACCGTCTGATCGACGCGCTATCGGCCCTGAACGGCTCGATCCCGCCGCCGGGGCAGTCAATCATCGCTCGCGTCGGCACGCTCACAGGGCCGACCCAGGCGCAGCTACAGGATCGGGCGCATCACTTTACCCGGTTCTCTATGCCCTTCATGGCTCGCTACAGGGAGTAGACTGGCGGCTACAGCAATCACCGGCCACGGGTCGGACCTCCTATGCCCGTCGCTAACTGCGGCCCTGTCAGCGTTCTCACCGGCCAAGATGGCATGATCGCCATGAAGCCCCCCGGCACTCTGGCCTGCCTGCTCGACAAAACTGATTTTCCTGCTCCCGTTAGTCCTGCTACCACTTCAGTTCTTC